GTACTTTGAAGATGGGGCCACGCTCAGGGCCTTGTCCAGCGTCTGAAAACGTTTCCACCATCTGGCCAGCACGAAGATCAACCAGTTGAACGAAACCAGGGGCGGCGGCCTTTTTCAGAAGCTTTATCTCTACAATGCCAAGGTCTGGGTCAGGCAATCCATCCACTAGGGGAATCTTAATAAGACGATCTGTGGCTCCAACTGGCTGAATTGCGAATCGGTCGGAGCTGAATTGATATATCTTGCCCTTTGTCTTATTTAATGACCCTCCAAGAATAACAATGTAATCTCCTAATTCTAGACCATCGTCTTCTCCATCGGCCATTCTATTTAGTATTTGCCTTTCTAAGAGGAAGCCTTACGAGTTGCCTTTCTTGCCTTCACTTGGCCAAAAAATTGATTTCACATCCATCTAAACATTTAGTCCAATACCCACTCAGAATGTCCTTCGCTACTAACATCTTTTCTGACCTAACTGAGACTTATCCTACTTGGGATGCCCTTCGTATGTATCTGATGTCCGCCGAGGGCGGAAAGCTGCGTGTCATGAGCAGCGAGACTGATGACCTGGCCGTGATTCGTTACACCAAGGGCGTATCTGACTTTTCCAAGTCACATGTGCGCTGGTTTCGTTCTGTCGTGTGGAACAAGGTGACAAATAGCCCTGTCTGCGTGGGGCCTGTGAAGGCCGAGAAGGGGAACGCCGAGCCTTGTGTGAGTCTGCGTGTCACTGATTTCCTGGATGGCACCATGATTAATGTCTTTCGCACAGATCAGGGGGTTCGTCTAGCTACCAGGACGAGTCTAGACGCCAAGGGGACTTTCTACAGCGCTCGTTCTTTCGCCGAGCTATTTGACGACGCCTTTCGCTCCCTCGGTGGGTGGAAGGAGTATATGGAGTCTGTTCTGGCCGTGGGTGAGTTCGCCAGTTTCGTGCTTCAGCACCCTGAGCATAAGACAGTGCTCTCCATCGCTCAGCCTCGTGTCTATGTGGCCTATACTGGGTCTATCGCCGGCGACGAGGTGACCATGACCTCTCTTCCATCTGAGTGGCACGATCGTCTGGCAGCCTACGCACCACAGGTGTATGAGGAGTCTGTTATCTTTGAGACACACGGCGACTCCTACCAGATGATGCGTGACCAGAAGCTCGGCTACAGTTGGCAGGGCATGGTGTTTCAGGAGCTGGATGGCAGCCGTCGTTGGCGCATTCGCAACCCTGCCTACACGGCCGTTCGTGCTCTGCGTGGCAGTGAGTCAAATGCCATGGAGCGTTTCCTGCGTCTGCGCAACGAGGGGACGGTCAAGAAGTATCTGGAGCATTTCCGTGATGAGAGCAACGAGATGTGGGGGTTTGAGAAGAGTCTGCGTGAGAGGACAGCCGAGCTATATACGGCCTACACTGAGATGAACAAGCTGAAGACAAAGACAATGAAGCAGCTGCCCTATTGCCTGCGTCCCCACGTGTATGCCCTCCACGGCCTCTACCTGTCCAGTCTGCCCAAGGACGGCACCAGGGCGGCACCTGGCGATGTGAAGCCGGTGCTCAAGGAGACGGTGGTTGGCTACGTGAATCGCCTTCCTCTTGACGAGCAGCTGAAGCTCCTTCAGGGAGATCGTGTTCCTCTTGCTCAGCAGGAGGCGCCTGTGGCAGAGGCCGTGCCAGAGGTTGTTGTGGAGTAATCTGAATACAATAGCTCACACATCCATCCATGGCCTTTGCTATAATTTTCTGATTATATTCTCTACAAAATTCATCAACTGCCTTCTTCACCCCAAAATTATATAAAGTTCTTCCTTTCTCTACATTCATTTCATAATCATGCCCCATCAAATACCCACCACTTTTTACCTTATTAAAGGAATTAACTAAATCCTTTTTTACACCCTCATATGAATGATCCCCATCAATGTATATAATATCATAATACTTATCTTCAACTGTTGAAAGATACTTGCTTGAATCCGATTTAATTAGACGAACGTGCGATGTATTCTTATATTTTTCAGATAATTCATTATATGAGGTATCTAAATTGTATTCTACCGAATTATTCCCATCTACATTACCACTACTACATACCCCTTCAAACAAATCAACACCATCAATTGAAGATATCTTACATGTATTAATAATATAATCAAAAAACTCTCCTTTAAAAATACCAATCTCTAATAGCCTCGGTTCTTCAATTAAACTACAATAATGCCCTATCATTTCATTACGTGTATCAAATACTAATGACACTTTCGTAGAAGATTTTGTGCTAGTCCAAGAATTTATTACTCTAGGAACACTGAATGAAGGTGAAGATGTGGAAAAATCGGCAAGCATAAAATCGAACATTTTGTCAAAGTGTGTGTTCCCTACCCCAGGTTCTCCAGCAAAATTAGCAAAAAAAGCAGATTTGAGAGCTTCATCTCCTATAAAAGGATTAAACGCAACAACACTTTGCCCTAAGAAGCATATATTGAAATCTGATTGTTTCTTATTTACCATTCTCATGATTATTTCATAGACATAGAAGGGTTGGTCGACTGTGTAAAATGGTGTTCCAGCATTGTCTAAACACCCTTTTAACACAGACTTGAACATTTCTCGTTGGCCTTCGCTATGCTTCCACGCATACCAACCAGCAGAAATTCCTGGAAAGGTATCAGATACGACCCCTTCTTCAAGTAAATGTCCAGAATAATTAGGATCATTTAACACCCCTTCAGCCATTATATAAAATGTACTTTCACTGGATTCAACTTGGTTGAATAAAGCACCTATATTTCTTATACAGAGACAGTCAATATCTGTATGTACATTGAGTTCGTGCTTTGTAAAGGTGTCAAAGTGATCATTATTATACCGTTGGGCGAACCCTTCAGATAAATTCGCCGGCCTTGGCATAATTGAGATCTCAATCCAAAACGGGACTCCCTCGCTTAAATAAGAAAATGTCTGGTTTCCCTCAGAATTCATATAGTCTAAGGTATCCTCGTCCACAATCAGCCCCACACAGTCGTTCGGCCCTAACCCCGCATACCTCTTCAAAAACGCAAACCAGATGTAAAACATGTCGATATACTTGTTTTCCTTCGGATCCTTGCCAGCCAGTGTAAAAAGGGTGGTATAGACTAACATTCTGCCTTCAGAGGCCTAAAATTTCCCCTCGTAGAATACGCATTGAGGAATGGCAGCTATTGGCATTGACCTCGGCACAACATATAGTTGCGTGGGTGTATGGCAGAATGGTCGTGTAGAGATTATCGCCAACGACCAGGGAAATCGCACCACACCTTCATACGTGGCATTCACCGAGGATGAGCGTCTGATTGGTGATGCGGCAAAGTCCCAGGCATCCAGCAACCCTTCTAACACAGTTTTTGATGCTAAGCGTTTGATTGGTCGTAAGTATGATGATCACGTGGTCCAGGCCGAGAAGAAGCTCTGGCCATTCAAGGTCGTTGAGTCTGGCGGTAAGCCCAAGATTGAGGTGACCTGGAAGGGCGAGAGTCAGCAGTTTCTGCCTGAGGAGATTAGCGCCGCCGTTCTCCAGAAGATGAAGGCGACTGCTGAGGCCTATCTTGGGGCCACTGTGAAGGATGCCGTGGTGACCGTGCCCGCATATTTCAACGATTCTCAGCGTCAGGCCACTAAGGATGCCGGCGCCATTGCCGGCCTCAACGTGCTTCGTATTATCAATGAGCCCACTGCCGCCGCCCTGGCGTATGGCCTGGATCGTCTGGGCAAGGATGTGGGAGAGAAGAATGTTCTGATTTTTGATTGCGGTGGTGGGACACACGACCTGAGTGTGCTAACCCTGGACGATGGTGTGTTTGAGGTCAAGGCCACGGCTGGTGATACTCATCTGGGTGGTGAGGACTTTGACAATACTCTGGTATCATTCTGCTGCGATGAGTTCAAGAAGAAGTACAAGGTGGATATTTCTAACTCCGCAAAGGCCCTGCGTCGTCTGCGCACGGCCTGCGAGCGTGCCAAGCGCACTCTGAGCTCTGCCACACAGGCGACAGTGGAGGTGGATAGTCTGGCCGAGGGTCACGATTTCCAGACTGTGCTAACTCGTGCCAAGTTTGAGAGTATGTGCGAGAGCTTTTTCCGTCGCACAGTAGCGCCTCTGGACGGCCTTCTGCGTGACGCCAAGCTGGACAAGAGCCAGGTTCACGAGATTATCATGGTGGGTGGCTCTTCCAGGATTCCCAAGATCCGTGAGCTGGTGTCTTCTTATTTCAATGGCAAGAAGCTGAATGACAGCGTGAATCCTGACGAGGCGGTGGCCTATGGTGCGGCGGTCCAGGCGCACATTCTCAGTGGTGGGAGCAAGACAGGCGATAGCACGGATAATATCATTCTTCTAGACGTGGCCCCTCTTTCCCTGGGTCTGGAGACGGCTGGTGGCGTGATGACGGCAGTAATTAAGCGCAACTCCACCATTCCCAAGAAGGCCACACAGACATTCTCCACATATGCCGACAATCAGCCTGGTGTTCTCATTCAGGTGTATGAGGGAGAGCGCCAGTTCACTCGTGATTGTAATCTGCTGGGTAAGTTCCAGCTTGAGGGAATTCCTCCTATGCCTCGTGGCGTTCCTCAGATTGAGGTCACCTTCGATGTGGATGCCAACGGTATTCTTAATGTCAGTGCCGCTGAGAAGAGCACGGGCAAGTCTCAGAAGATCACCATTACCAATGACAAGGGCCGTCTATCTAAGGAGGAGGTGGAGCGCCTAGTTCAGGAGGCGGCCAAGCACGAGGCTGAGGATAAGGCGCAGTTTGAGCGTGTGGAGGCGAAGAATCAGCTGGAGGCGTATCTGTATAATAGCCGCAACTCTCTCAATGAGGAGAAGGTCAGAGAGAAGCTTGGTGAGGAGGCAACCACTGCTCTGGCAACTGTGGAGGAGGGTATTAGCTGGCTCGGCGACCACCAGGATGAGAGCAAGGATACTTACGCCGAGAAGCAAAAAGAGTATACTGACAAGATTCAGCCCACTATGATGAAGCTATATCAGGGGGCTGCGGCAGATTTCAAGCCTTCCACGACCACTGAGACAGCAGGAGGACCTGGACCCAAGATCGAGGAGGTGGATTAAGGCCACCTAGACCAATAAATCTCACACAGGAGTTCTACGTCCTTTAGAGAATTATGTTGTTCCGCTGGTTCTGTGTTAAATGTGTCTATGTAGAGCTCCTTGAGACTGGGGACCTTGAATCGTCCAGGGCGAGGAAAACTGCTGGGGAGTTTGAGTTCGGCCTCAGACTTCCGCATCGTACAAATCTCGGCCTTGGGCCAAAGGCGACGAGGGTCCATACCAAGGCGCCACTTATACGCATTGAACACAACATTCTTATCAAACTCCAGATTGTGCGCCACTACCGTATCTACCGTCGCCAAGTCCTTGGCGAGAATTTCCAGCATTTCGCCTAAGGACCGACCCTGCCGAGCAAGTTCCATTGTGATTCCGTGAATCCTAATGGAATCTGCTGGGATAGTCCAACCATCAGGTTGAATCACTGAATATTCCTTTTTACACAAGACCCCATCATCGTAAACAGCCCAGGCAATTGATACGATATCTGGCCAGACTCCTCGCTCATCTAGTGGCGACGTCCAGCGCTTCGTGGGAAGTCCCGTTGTTTCTGTATCAAGAAAGAGGAGACGCATTTGTGGACTAGTAAGGTGGCTTAGTAATTGATCAATTTTTACGAGCTTCCCTTAAATGAAAGAGTATTTTTTTCACCCCTTCTAATAAAATGAAGGAAACCATGTCGTATATTCTGCTGATTCTTTCCTTTTTATTCCTGATATACGCATGTTTTTATTATTCTTACTCTATTCCGTATTACATTCCTAGAAAGGATAAATCTGCCCCCAAGGAAATAAATGGCGTCCCACTTGTTATCTACCAGTCCTGGCATTCTCATATGGTTCCAAAGGGGATGAAAGAAAACATATTAAGGAACATAGAAAATAATCCAGAATTTGACTATTATTTATACTCTGACGCTGATTCTCGTGCGTTTATCAAAGCAAACTATGATGAAGATGTCGTGAAAGCCTTTGACTCATTACGCCCCGGCGCATATAAATCCGATTTATGGAGATATTGTATCTTATACAAGCTTGGAGGAGTATATTTTGATATAAAGATGGTTCCACTTGTTCCTTTAAAGAATTTAATCACTGAGAATTCGCATATTTTTGTTAAAGATTACACTGTTCCTGGTAAAGAAATTATAGAAATGAAACATTGCGTATGGAATGGTCTCATGATCTGCCCACCAAACAATAAAGTATTTAAATATTGTATTGATGAGATTGTTGAAAGTTATAAGATGAAATTATATAGGAATAATCCATTGGATATAACGGGACCATGCTTACTTGGACGAATGATTAAAAAGCACGATCCTTCAAATTACTTCAAATACATGATATTAAACATAAATAAAGAAAACGACACTGTCGTAATATTGTATCATAACATCAAATATTTTATAGTAGAATATCCTGACTATCGCAAAGAACAGAAAATGTATCAGAAAGGGAAGCATTACCATGCTTCTTGGGAAAACAAGGAAGTCTATGATTAAATGCCGAACAAATCACCAGCTGTGTGTCCAATAGGTCACGGCATACGAGGCAGGATATCTCGTTTTCATCGTTTGTGTTAAAGAGGTGACATCAGAGTTCAGTGAATCCTGACGTTCCTTTTCATTCGTCACCCAAGAAATTGGGTATAGGATATGCGAGGGCAGCAGTTTGATAGAATACCCCCATGCCGTTCCATAAACCTCCTTTAACACAATCGGTCCAGTCTGTTCTTCTGGTCTTCCTTTTACAAGAGCCTTTTCCTCCATTCGCTTTAACACACGAATCCAAAAACTAGATCCAGGTTTACTGATCATTATGGCATTTGGTATATTATTTGTCATATGCCATGACGACCAATCTGACTCCATAGACCCGAGAATAATATCATAGCCTCTGTTCTTCTCTAATAAGGAATCAAAGGGCTGTAGGCATTCAAAGTCCATATCGACATAGATCCCCCCATATGTGTATAGAAACATATAGCGTATGGCATCTGCTCGTTTAATTTCCATATTATAACTATCGTATGTCTTAAGAAACCATGGGAAATGCCTGCTGACAAAGTGTCTATTATCATCATCGTCCCATAAGACATATTCATAGTGAGGATTGAACTTCTTCCATGTATTACACCAGTAACGAAACTTGTCTGGTATATCTGTTTTTGATTTCCATGTCTGGAAGATAATTTTTGGAAATTCGGTTTGTGTGGATGGTTTTAGTATATATATCAAGATATATACTAAAAAGAGAATACAGGTTGCTAGTACCACTAGCATACTATCTGGTTTTCACCGTGAATAAAATAGTTAGAAGAACACCATAAAAGACTATTCCACCTAAGATTGATTTTTTGATCAGAATACCGTCATTGAAATCATTTGGAAATTTACACAGTTGGCAGCTATTGAGTTGTATATCGGTTCCGTGCGAAAGTGTATATAATTGTATATCTTCATGAATGACAATTCTCGTTTTTTTCAACGATGCCTTTAAACACATGTATTTATCAAGATGGCATTCTATAGGGAAAAAGTGCTGAATGAGTTCTTCTGCCCCTTTACGACTTATTATATAGGAAGCGGTTCCCCAAAAATATACCGGAGTTTTCCATTTCGTATTGTTAGTATCAACAATGCGTACTCTTTTATCATATAAACGGTAGGATAAGAGCCATACATCAAAGCCGCCGTTTAAGGGAGATACCTCTTTTATTGTGTCAGATAGGGCTATTGGTAGTTTAGCATCATCTTCTAAGACTAAACAATGTTGGGCATCTGTTTTTAAGAATTCTTTCCAGATATTGTAATGTGATAAAGAACAACCAACGGCACCAGCCGTGTCTATTTCTCCATGAGAACGGCGTGTTTTATTGATTATATTAGATTGTGTTTGATAACTTATATCTGGATTATCTATAATTGTTAACCGAGAACCATCTACAGCAGGATATCGTCGTATATTCAATTCTTTACTTCCTTCTTGGTTCATAAAAAATGTGTAACGACCTGGGCGTTTGTCAAGATTTATACAATAGATTGGTATACTTTTTATATCAATCATCCTGTATTTATGAGAGTCCATAATAAAGTTTACTTCCCACCACCGCGAACCTTGGTCTTGGCTTTTGCCTCGGCTAATGCCTCCCACACCTTCTTTGGCTGACCCGCCTCAGCCTTCAGACCAGACTCCTGGAGACTGGCCTGCCAATCAGAAGCCCAATCCAGGAACATATCGCTCAGACCCTTGGCCGCCTCGGCGATGGTAAGACGAGCTGTTGCCTCTGAGCCATCCTCAACGGCAATTCGGAGAACCATCTCATCACGAAGAGGATGAGGAACCTTGTAGCCAACATAGGTAATCTCTCCACCAACCTTATTCGTGTCAATCCAGGTCTGGAGGAGATTGCCCAGAGTGTGATCCTCGGCAGTAAACCAGAAGTCAAAGCCCTTCATGCGAGCATCAGCGGGGCGAATATCCACATTCTCAGGCACCTTCTTGTCCATCGTATCATACTTCTTACACAGATTCACCAGACCCTTAATTGCCTCCATGATGATCGTATAGACATCCAGAGTACCAATGGTCTCCACGGTGAAATCGTAACTGTAGGGCTCGCCCTCGCCATCCACCTTGAAACAACGGTAAATCTCCAGACTGCGGAACTCACGCTCCAACATCGCCTTCCTCTCGGCATCCTTGGCCACCTCACTCGGATCAACCTTCTTCTGCTGGCGCAGCCAGTTCTGCCAGAGCTCCAGGACTCTGGCGGGGTCATCGTCCCTGGTATAGGCATAAGCGCACTGTGCTACAGGATTGAAGCGAGTGTGCTCACGACCCTTTCCTAGAGTGGCCCACGCCTCCAGATGAATCTCCTCAGGCTCCTGGCCATCCACCATTGGCTTCAGCACGGCGAGAAGGGCCGTGTCGCCTGTTACAGGGTCAGGGTGGAAGAAGCGAGTGTTGGGCACACGCACCCGCTCCTCACTCGTTGGCTGGTTCTCCAGACACTCAAAGTCTGAGGCGGTCACGAGACGAACCTCGTCGGTCTCATTCTTCACATGGAGCTTGAAGAGGACAGACTCCTTCTCCCAACCCTTTCCCTGGGCGACGATGGGAAGAAGACCGACACGATCGGCCAACATCTCATTTGACATCGGAGTGCTGTTCTTGAAGATTTTCACATCGGATGTGCTTCCATTCTCTGTCATATCGGCACGAAACCCGAGAGTGGATACCTCTGTCTGAACGGCACGGCGAAGTGAATTGGCATAGGTTACTGAAACAGGGCTCAGACGAAAGGTCAGAGTCTTGGAATCAACTTGGTCAAAGTTTTGGAATACACTTGACATTGAGGGACTTCCTTCTAATACCCCCCGGCCAATCAATTTTAAACTGGGCGTTGGCTTTCTGGCCTGCGTTTCACCATAAAGGCATTTTGGCGGCTATAGCGTTAGAGGGACGAATGTCATCCAAGAATATATGCTTTTACAGCAACAAGGATAAATGGTCAAAGGCATTTATTGAAGAGTTGGCTAAGACTTCTTGGACACGTGAATTTGAATTTATCTGTGTTGATCCCAGTCCGAATCGCCCTAAGCTACCCTCATGGCTAAAGCAAGTTCCAACTCTGGTTATTGCGGGAGACAAGGAACCTGTTAAGACTGATACGGAAGTGATGAATTGGCTATATGAGCGCAAGATGATGGAGAAGCCGCAGAAAAAGGCGGTTGTTCCTTCGGCAGCACCGGCGGCGGTTGGTGGTGAGCCAGAGTCGTGGATTGGAAACGAGATGGATGGGATGGGAAATTCGGGATACAGTTTCGTAGATTCTGATACGAGCACTGGTGGAAATGGTGGAGCGAGTATCCCTGGAACCTTTGGATTCTTGAACGGCTCTTCTTCTCCTGGCGACAGACAAGGCCAGGCTGCCGCTGGTGGTTCTGGATCTGGCGGTGGTGGCCATAAGACAAAGAAAGAGCAAATGTTTGATCAGCAGCTGGATTTATACAAACAGAATCGTGATGCTGGGATCCGCCAGCCTCAGATGAGGCAGTAGCCTCATCTATTGGCCTCAGATTCTTCTGTAGGCCTCAGATGCGTCAATAGACACGATAGTGGTCAAGGACGCATCTTTCGGCCAAAGGGCCCCAGATGAGGCAGTAAGGGCCCACTGCGTTCTAATCTAAAGAATTGGCATACCTATACTGGAGAGATGACAACCATGCTTGGTATGTTTAATAACAAGCTAATTGGCTTTTTTGAGGATCTGTCCGATACTTTTCCTGAGGAGAAGGAAATCAAGGGGGCACTGGAGGCAATCCAGGGGGCAAAGAAGATCAATCCCCGTCTCATCCTTGACATGTTCGTGCTACACGTTCAGAAGCATCTACATGACGCTATTATGAAGGAGGATGAGACAGCCGTGATTGAGTTTGCCAAGAGATCAATTAACGCACAGTTCAACGAGATGTCCCCCGCTCTGATGATTTTTGATAAGCACTGGCCCAATCTTTCTGACCAGAATCGTCAAGCAATTTGGAAGCATCTGAAGGTTCTTGTTCTACTTGCCGAGAAGGCTATTGCCAAGTAATCCCCAGGCTGCGTAGCTTCCATCTAAGGCCGAATAACCAGAAGAATCAGAACGATGTCCGCTTCTGATTCTTCTGATCCCCCTGATACGTATACACCTGCCGCATCCGCTGCCCCAGCGGCAGGAGCAGCGGCAACAGCAGAGGAGGATCTTTTTAACACAAAATACGAGGAGTTCGGCAAGGCGCTGAAGCTCACCTGCCCCGAGTTGTCCAACATGATCGACGGCGCTCTCATTCTCCCCCCTCATCTGAGAAAGGCTCAGTTCAAGGAGCTTGTTCTACCAAACTGTTCTCCGAAACGTAATACACACGACTGTCCTAAGAGTGTGTTGCCAGGAGTCGTGATAACCCCCTCCATCTGGTTCGACTTGTCTGACAAGTCCAGGAAGGCCATTCAGGAATATCTAACCGTCCTCTCTTTCACCTTCCTGCTTCAGACAGGCACATCCGGCGATCTTCCTAACAGTGGATGGACATCTGACTGGGCAAAGAAGATGATGGATGAGATGAAGGAAAAGATGGAAGGCGTGGATTTCGCCGGCCTGTCTGAGAAGTTCGCCGCCATTTTCGGCGCCGCTGGTGGTGGAATGGACGGCTTCCCCAAGCTTCCTGAGAAGTTCATGAAGGGGCAGATTGCTCGCCTTGCCGAGGATATTATCAAGGAGTTTGACATCAAGGAGTTCGGCCTTGACCCTGAGGCCATCAAGGCCGCTGGCAACGATCCTTCTAAGGCCCTGGGCATGATCACAGATCTCTTGACCAAGAATCCCCAGGCGCTCCAGGGAATTATTCAGAAGCTCACCAAGAAGATTCAGAAAAAGATTCAATCCGGTGCTCTAAAGCCTCAGGAGCTTGTTGCCGAGGCCGAGGAGTTGATGAAGACGTTCAGCGAAAACCCCCAGTTCGTCAGCTTGATGGAATCCTTTCGCCAGTCCTTTGGTAACGTGGCACAGGGCCGCCAGGACCACCCCAATGATACTCACGCAAGTGGTCGTCTATCTTTAGTCCAGCAGCGTCTAAGAAAGAAGTTAGAGCAGAAGAAAAACGCAGAAAAGAAATAACTCCGAAGTCTGTTTCAGATAGAAGAGATGTCTCTTCACTTATGTCATCCATATGTTTGGGAAGATCCAAGATACATATTCAAATCGTTCCTTACTGATGGGAACTGTATGAGTGAGCTGGTGAATCGCACTGTCCTCGTCTATATCGTAGGCATTGTATCTGGATTTGCCTTTGGATCTCTCTGTAACCAACCCTGGATGCCTCTTCTCTTTGGCATGATCGCAACCTGCGCCTTGATCCCCACATTTATGAAGATGCGCAACACGGCTAACCTATACGAGATGAAGGATACGAATGCGACAGAAGGCTTCGTAGACGATATCTCAAATATGAACGATACAGGCGTGGAGGGCAGTCAGTTAGAAGTGGCGACCACGACCACGCAGAATGCCAGAAATCCCTTTCAGAATATCGCCGTCGATGATTACAAGTATGCTCCGACTCGTAGCGCCGCCCCTGATATTACAAGCACCGAGTCTAAGGTTGCCCTAGACGCCATGTTCAGAACACAATGGTATAGCGATCCCACTGACGTGTTTGGCAAGACCCAGGGTCAGCGCATGTTTGTTACACAGCCAAATACGACAATTCCAAATGACCAAAAGTCATATCAGAATTGGCTCTATAAGATTCCTGGAAAGACATGTAAGGAGGGGAATTACGACGCTTGTTATGGAGGAACGAATGGCGCCGTCATTCCTTGGTTGAATTCTTAGAGTTGCCAGGTTTGGATCCCTTGAGTTTTTGCGATACGAGGCTCTGCCTAGTATCACAAGAGAAACGTTTCAATGTTCTACCCCGGGTTTGTAGAACACTTTTAACACAAATCCCTATGGCCGCCTTTTCAGCTGTGCCTCCTTTCTTGACCTTCACTGTTTTCCGCACCCGTTTAATACAATGGCACAACTTCTTGCTTAGCTTTTTATCGGACAGACGCATTCTTCTACAATTCGCCAATAAAAACCTTATCACGCTTCTATCAGAAGGAGAATGGATATCAATCGTTTAACTCATACCAGGGATGATGCCTGTGGAATTGCTTCTTACTATTCTCAGTCTGTGAGCCCTGGTAAATACAATCTAACCAACCTTGTTCCCGATGCCAGAAGGGTGAATCCTCTTTCCGTGGAGAATCTGATTGTGTATCCTCGTGAGGGTTTCGGTGCCAACAATGCCGAGATTGATGCTGAGTCTGTGTTAAAGAATCAGCCTGAGTTCAAGAATAACCGCTGCCTGATCCGTGCGCAGGCCCGCCCTTTTCTGTCCGTGCCTTTCATGGGAACAGGTCGTGGAAATTCCGATGTGGAGTCCATGCTTCTTCACGCTGAGCAGGTGCGCCAGGGTAAGGAGTGCGGCACTATCAGCGAGAAGGGCTTTGACGGGGTGTTTGAGCCTCTCATCAAGACGGTTCGTGAGAATATCCAGGCCCCTCAGCACCTGGTTGAGGAAGTGGCGGCGAATGGCTGGATCCGTGGCGGCATTCCCAGCCGTGCCTACCTCCGTGATGTAAATTGCTAAGCCTAGAATAGCAAATATGGACGGCATACAGGCCCCTGAAAAACACGCATGGGAGAAAAAGGAGAATCCCCAGAGCTATGATATCATGCCCTTATACGGCGAACACCCTAAGCCACGTCAGCACATCTTAGGCATTGTCGGCGGTAATGAGGTGCCGTATAAGAACCGTGAGTTCCAGGTGAATGTCGAATCCGATCTTCGTGGCATCACGAGGGCGAACACCTTCTGCCCCAAGAGACAACACAGCCCCGCCGAAATCAATCAGGCATCCGTGACTCGGAATAACCCTAAGGAGAAGGTGACCATCCAGACCGGCCTTCCCCCCCTCTACCAGTCACAAATGTGGGCATATCCGGCGACGATGGCACCTGAGCAGTTGGAGATTGAGATGTGCGCCAGGCCAGAGAAGTATTAGATGAATAAAATGCTGATAAGCAATGCTTAACGGGATTTTATACACTTGTGTTAGAGGATGTGTAGTATCCGGCAAACGGCATTGACCCGCAGTAAGTGGGACGACGTACACCAGGCGGACGATGCGAGAATTTCCAGTTATGCCGGCCGTTACGCCTTCGTGCCTTATTTGAACTGTCCCAACTCATTCCCTGTTAATGCCACGACCCGCCTACAGGGCTCTGGCTCTGGCTGGGTTTCTGGCAAGTGGAAGACCGAGGTGGAATCCGATTTGAAGGGAATTGGTCGCCCTCCCACCAAGTGGAGAGCGGATAGCCTATTGTACAATCCCACGACGAACGAAATCAATAACAGGCCCATTGAGAACTCTCCTGATGAGGTATTTCCTCTGAACTTTAACCGACTCAACAATCCCCCCTGTACACTCAGATCATCAGGGTGGAATCGCTGGGAACCTCTTTTACACAATCCCCAGGACACGTTTGAGACACCCTTTGACTTTTTCATTCCTTCTCGTGACATAGACAAGATGAAGTGTCGCACACATGAATTGAAATGATATCACTTACATGATATCATTAGCTGAATTATAAAAAAGAATATGCGTTCTTTTTTATAATTGAAATGATATCACTTACATGATATCATTCGTGAAATTATAAAAGAAGAACATGCGTCCTTCTTTTATAATTAAAGTAAGATAGTAGAATGACAATAACATTTACTATTCCAGACACACGCCCTGAAGTCAAAGTTGATATAAATCCGCGTGGAAATGGAATAGAATGGGAAAAATATGTAGATCCTACTAATACAACACTTAAAAAAGTATATATATCAATGATTGATGGTCTTCAATTAGGTGTTGTGTATCATGGAAATACTTCACATGTTACTATATTAGTTGATCCAATAACAAATAAACCAATAAATCTTTCTGAACATGATGCTCAACGTGTATATAATTATATTGCTCAACAAATTGAACAGTGGCATCCAAATGCTCTAGCGAGAGGAAACGCACATCCAGCATTAACGGCAGCACAGGAACGTCATGCCGCAGCGACTAGCGCAGCTACAGGCACAGCTTCACTAGTAACAGGCGGTGGCGGAAGCAGTAGTAGTAACAGAAAAGCCAGGAAATCCAGAAAAAGCAGAAAGACCAGAAAGGCCAGAAAATCCAGGAAGGCCAGGAAATGAGTTCCCTAAGTGATTATAACCCTAAAGTATAATGTATACTTTACGGTAGTATGGAAATAGCAGCACTAGCCATTTTAGGAGGGGCAGGATACTTACTTGCAAAACAAACGGCTCCTCGGCCATATCCCACCAAGTATCCCGCAAATCCTATTGTTCGCCCTGCTCTGAAGAGGCAGGAAGGGTTTGCCAATGCCACTGCACCTGGACCAAAGTCCAGTCAACGCAATAACAACCCCCAGCTAGATCTGATGTTCAATGATTTGACTGGCAATACCATGTTGGATTCTCAGACTAATACGCTCAGCTCAGACCTTTCTTATCTACCCGGTAATCTACGTGGTCGCCCCACAAAGGATGTCACGCAGACTCCTTTAACACTGGATCAAATGGCCACGCCACAGACACGCATCACCTCGGCCACACCCGATGTCATGATGAATCCCGCCGGTCTAGAGGAGCCTCCCACCTATGTCGCCGATGGCAATTTCCAGAGCGCCCTCTCTGGCCAGAGCATGTCTGCCAGTGAATTCACCCACAACAACATGCAGCCGTTCTTTGGCAGCCGTGTTCGTCAGAATGTAAATCCTGATGCCAACACGGGCTATTTAGATAAATATACGGGTGCCGGCTCCACGCAGATTAGCAAGAGGGAGGTTGAGACCATGTTTGACAATACCCAGGAGCCTTTCGGCAACGTGTTTGGTCTAGAAAACGCCACTGATTTCGTTCAGAGTCGTATCAATGACCCTAGAAATCGCAGCGGTGAGCGCCCTTTTGAACCTGTGATGGTGGCGCCTGGTGTGGGTGAGGGATTCAGCTCCACAGGTAAGGGAGGCTTCCAGCAGTTTGAGGTGAATGACGTGATGATGAAGAGTCTGAGAAAGACGGACGATTTACGTACGGCCAATAATCCCAAGCTGACTTACAAGACACCGGTTGTGCCTGGTCAGCAATTCATTGGAAAGTCGGCAGAGAATCCTGGTGAGGTCCGTAAATACCGCCCTGATGCCTTCTATATTGATGAGACGGGTGAGCGTTTTGGTGCGGCGGGTGAGGCATCCTTTCAGAAGGAGACGAGCCGCCCAATTCAAATCATGCCTTATACCACCCGTCCTGAGACGAGCGTGGAATACAAGGGTCCTGGCGCCAGTCAGGAATCTGGTAAGAACTACGTGGTGGGAAGTTACCGTAAGCCCATGGTTACACAGTATGCTGGAGCAGGACCTCGTAATGCCGACGCCACTGGGTATAACATGAAGGCGGAGAATGACGATTTCGGCAAGGATTCGTATGAGATTCGCCCTAATGAGCGTTATTTCACGAGTGAGAGGGCTCAGGGCCTGAACTTGAGTCCTGCTGAGGCTGGTGCCGTTACGACGCATTTTGAGGATGAGTCTCGCCCCACACGCCGTGGTGAGACCATTGGCAATTACCAGGCGGGTAACGCCACAGGATATGCTTCCAGTGCTCCTGCCATCACTGTTTGGGATCCTAGCGATATTGCCAGGACCACGGTGAAGGAAGGAACGATTGTTCTTGATAGGTTTGGTGTGGCCGCACCGGCGGATGGACCTGCTCGTTTGACCGTGTATGACCCCAATGATATTGCCAGGCCCACACAAAAGGCGCAGATTTCCGCCAAGAGCGCCTACACGGGCGGTCCCAAGGCGGCGCATGAGAGACACATGCAGCACACCTTCGCCTACAATATGCGCCTGAACCCCAATAAACAGGTGATTTCTCAAGGTCGTAAGCTGGCTGGTGGAAATATCCAGATGTTCAAGGGCGATGAGCCTAATGTCACATCCAAGAAGCTGGATATTGATGTCATCAATGATCGTGCCATGGCTGTTAACCGCAGCTTGGACTTGGGCCCTGGATCTGCCGATATTGGCCGCACGAAATACAGAGTACCCCTCAAACTTGATGTGGCGAGCGACAGAAATATGAGGGAGATCATTGAAGCCACGGAATCCAATCCGTTGGTTCAAAGCTTGAGGAAGAATGCTGAACACGATGAGCGCCTCATTGAGCAGCTACAGAAGGCGAGACCTGGTTCTTTTTAGACGGAGGCGAGGCGGAGTTCTTTCTAGGCTTCTAGAGCAATGGCTCTTCAAGAGGATGCTGATGAATTTTATATATAGAATTGATATTATTCAAAAAAGATTCATCTGTCTCAGATAACCATAATTCAACTGCCTCATTCGGACTTTTCTTTACTTTACTGAGAATCCATGACTTTATGATAGCCCAATCGGAATAAATTTTATTCTGTTCTTCTCTACTATTACATTCCATATACAAGGCATGTAAGCGCTTCCCTTCTTCAATTAAGTCATCAATTGAAGAAGAGACCGGTTTTCTAAACAAAGCTCCCATTAAACTTTCGTAAGATTTTATATTTAGACCTAAACTTACTGCTATACCTCCCAAGAGAGAATGCCCCAGCCCGCCTGGTTAGTCTACGGGCCACCAGGATGTGGAAAAACGACCTGGATTCTTTCTCAGGCGAAGCAGGCAAAACAGAAGATTTATCATTGGAACGCCAGGACTGACCGAACCCTCAGAGAGGGGCGTGAAACGCTTCATCGTCAAGTTAGAAGCCAAGAGCCGCTGGTGGTGTGGATTGAAGGCGCCGACGATTTAACTCCTGAAGCCCAGGCGTTTTTGCGCAGAATTCTTGAAACCGTTTCTGCCCCTGTCCAATGTATTTTGGAATGCCGTGATCCTCAGCGTATTACACCGGCCATCCAATCTCGTTGCGAATGGAAACAATGCTCTAGTATCCAGTCGTATAGGAAAAAGATACAGATGGCTAAGGTGGGGGATTCAGCAAAGGAAACCTTTACCGAGAAATCTTGCCGTGATGGGTTTTTTTATGCCGAGAATCCTATTCTGGCAATTAAGTCGTATATTGATACACCCTTGTGGAAAGAAGCACTGGTTTCCTTAAAACACGTGGGGAGTGGATGTTCTCCTTGGGCAGAGCTCTTTCAGTTGAAAGCTGCGGTTAACACTGAGATAAAGGATTCCAAGGATTCGTAGAGAATGGACGGAGCGGATATTTCGGTATACGGTGAAGCAAAGGGAGAATATACACGACAGCTTTGTGTATTTCTTGTTCCTTGCTTGGAATCCTATTTCTTAGAGCTGCTTGAGGAGGCCAAGACTCTTGCCGCAAATCCATCTAAGACCTTATGGCATTTCCAGAGTTTAATGCAGTCTATCCCGGATTGGAATCAGGATAAGGTAACAAAGGAGACAGATCGTATTCAGGCTGACTGTAAGTGTGACTATCTTGAGGAGCTTCTCACTGCTGTATTCATTGCGCACACCAAGGTTCTTTCGGCAATTCGCCTAACAACTCGCCAGAAGAAGCTACAGATTACTATTCCCAAGATTGACCACTTTTTACACAGAGTCTTATCCGATTCCGCCAGAGCTTTATGGACGAACGCCTATCTCTTTGCTGAGACAAATAGCATTGATAAGCAAAAGAATTTGAGGCAGGTTTCTGCCCTTCTTCAGGAGTCTGTGTTACAGGGAATTCGTGGGCTTCTTCCTGTGAAGTCTATTCTTCGTGAGTATCTCAATGACGATGGCGAGGAGGATTCTGATGAGGAGGAGAAGCCTAAGAAGTCTAAGCGGGCCGAAGTTGAGGGGTCAGATGATGAGGAAATGCCTCAGGTGAAGGTTGAGGAGGTGCCAGAGGTCAAGGAGCCAAAGGAGGAGGTCAAGGAGCCAAAGGAGGAGGTCAAGGAGGAGGTCAAGGAGAAGCCAGAGGAGAAGCCAGAGGAGGCAAAGGAGGCAAAGGAGGAGGAGAAGCCAGAGGAGGAGGAGAAGCCAAAGGAGGAGAAGCCAAAGGAGGAGGTGAAGGAGACACCTTTAACACAAGCTTCAGAAGGCCAGGCAACTAAGGACCAGGCAACTAAGGGCCAGCCAACAATTTACATTGATACAAAGCCATCTGTGACGTTTTCTCAGGAGCATATCATGTTTGATTCCGATACTCTAGAAAACAATGAGATCCATGATATCCCTTTTGCCGAGGCAGAGTTGCGTGTTGATGAAGATGATGAGGATGATATTGAATCCGTTCAAATAATGGATGAGCTTCTTCCAATGGAGGCAGATGAGATTCTTTAGACTGCGTCCATATTCTTGTCTGATAAAAATCCCTGCGGCTTAGAATGGACAGTCAAGGCTTTTGGATTGCCATCGCAATTGGAGGAACCATTATTGCCGTCCTTAGCGCAGTTCAACAATATTCCAGCAGGGATAGTTCTATGCCCTATTCTGAATTCTCTATGAAACCAGTGGCACGTGATTTCTGTATTGGTGCCTTTCTAACGGCCACAGTCTACATGATGATTCCTGATTCATTTCAAGAAATGATGTCTAAAGTTCAAGGAATGTTTAAATCATCCGGCACACAAGAAATTGAATTACAAACAGGCCCTGCTCGCTTCTAGACTGCTAACATCGCTTATAAAGAAATCATAATTGTATGATTTCTTTATATTTATTGGATAATTCAGAATAGATCAGCAAAATAGCGGATATACCTTTTCCCAGTCACCGACGGATTCTTGATCTATCTTGAATGAAGAGAATGCCATATCATCAATATACTCCTGCGGCTTTGCGTTAAACACGTTCTCAGTGATATGGTTGTATAGATCAAAATCAGGGAATCGCTCTGTCCCATCTTCCTCTCGCAGAACATTGCGACCGTTCTTATCCAGCAGCCATTTCCACAGTAAATTCCACAGAGGAGACACCGTTTCGTGAATTACCCAAGATCCCTCTGTAGATAAAACCGCTCCATCTAAATTCTCCACAGGCATTTCTGGGAAAAGAGCGTCCATCACACTCACGGCGTAACGGCATAAATCAAACGAAGGGTTAGGATAAATCTTCTTGGATCTCCCGTTTTTAGCACACGCAAAATTATACTGCCCCTCTGCGTCTCCACCATAGTTATAATCATCACTTACAAACCACTTATCTTTTACACGAAAAATGGAACGACCAAAATCAATAATCTTGAAAATACGCCCATAGGTTGGAACACGCCATACTGTTCCAGCACGATTCTTATAAAATAACCAAGATTCTTCGGTTGTTATCCACACAATGTTATTGGTATGTAAATCATTGTGTGTAAATCCGAGAACACCTTGGGCGGCAGAGAGCGCCGCAATAATCTGAAACGTCCAGGCAGTCCAACGTGCTTCCCATTCTGCCGATCCGTGTGCGGCACCTACCATAGTGGCATCCTCTAACATATCGTCAATCACTCCCTCCATTCTCTCCTGGAAAATCATCATGACAGGATAATTGGCAAACTGAGAATATACAGAATACATATTATCATCAGATTCTTCTGAAGAATCCGATGAATGTGAAGAACCTGTTTGAAACGAATGAACGCTCTCAAGTTCAACATTCTTTGATTCCTTTGCGCTAATCACTTGAGAATTAAGGCTCTCAATTGAGCCAAGGCTGCTAAGGCTGTCTGAGTCAGAAGAATCTGAGCTACAGGAAAATGCCGTGGAACGAAGCGAGGACTGAGGAGTTTTGAATAATTCAGATTCTACATCTTCATCGTCATCTCTCTCAACATACAAGGCAAACTCACCAGCCCGCTTCCTATTCCAGAAATCCTTATATCTCCTGAAGGAACCGTATTCATCCGTGATATTGAAGCGATACGTATCGGCAACGGCCTTGAATCCCCCATAAAATAAACAAAAATGGGGAGAAACACCTCGCTCACGGAGCTGACCCAGTAAATAATTGGCCAGTGTATCCACATAGGCCTGATTCATAGGATTATTCATCTTTTCAACGGAACGAGCAGCCCCCTTCTCTCCCTTGTAATAGTGCTTCAGTGTGTGAATAGGATCAAGAAGATGGGTCACTTTACAAAACCCCTTCACAACCTTCTTTGACACAGTTTCAATGAGACACTCACCGCTTCCATTAAACTCCCTCACCTTTCCAAATAAATGATCAGAGTTTAATTGCCCTTCAGAGTCAGGCGCTGAAGAAAGAAACTCGTTAACGATTGGTGTTAAAGAGGTCACATCCTTATATCCTGGCATAGTTGGAGCTCTTGAATACTTTCTCCATACAGGAATCGAAACTTCTATATCTTGGGTTAAACAAGAATCCATCTACCGATTCTTCGGGGTTTGATGAATGGATTCAATACGCATCGGCTATGACAAAAGATAATCGCAGATAAATATTGTAAAAAAATATGTACTGATATACTACAACGATGACAGATAATGCCGCAGCAGTCAATGTTGGTATCCGGAAGTTTGACATGAAAATGATTCCGCAGGATGCCGTATGTGTTTTTATTGGAAGAAGACGCACGGGAAAATCCACGTTGGTTCGTGACCTGCTGTTTCACCACCAGGAAATGCCTCTTGGAACCGTGATTAGTGGAACAGAGGAATCCAATCAGTTCTATAAGAAACTCATTCCTCCACTGTTCATTCACGGCGATTACAGCCCCGTGGTGATTGCCAATTTCTGTAAGCGCCAGAAGGTGATCATGGCGAAAATCCAGAAGGAGATTGAGGCATACGGCGCTGGAAGAACTGACCCTCGTGCTTTCTTGATTATGGACGACTGTCTATATGATGACAGTTGGCTACATGACAGGAATATTCGTTATCTTTTCTTGAACGGTCGTTGGCTCAAGGTGTTTTTCATTATTACGATGCAATACCCTCTCGGTATTCCTCCGATGTTGAGAACGAATGTGGACTATTGCTTTATTCTGAGAGAACCGTATGTGACAAACAGGAAGCGCATTTTTGATAACTACGGAAGTGCTTTCCCGAGTTTTGAATTCTTCTGTCAAGTCATGGATCAGTGTACGCAGAATTATGAATGTATTGTGATGAACAACAATTCTCAGAGTAATAAACTGGAGGATACCGTGTTTTGGTACAAGGCCCAGATGCACGGCGAGTTCCGTATTGGCGCCCAGGAGTTCTGGAATCATGCCATGTCAAATACAAAGAATGGTGAAAAGGATGAGGGCAATGAGTATGATGCCGCAGCTGCTAAACGTCTGAAGGGACCCATGATTAGCGTGCGCAAGTATCCACAGAACTAGCTTTCGCAAACCTAGGTAGATGAAAGACTTGGGATACTGTCTGCTACTAATCTTTATTCTAGGACTACTCCTTGTCTTCCTAGGCAAGCCTATGTGCGAAGGGTTCGCTTCTGGTCAAGCAGCACGCTGTGATGTAGATTCCCCTTGTCCGGGTCATTTGAAGTGTATTAACGGATTCTGTGCTAAGACGGAGCCTGTTGGCGTTGTTGAGAAAGAAGAGGTTCCTCTTCTTCCTCCTGGCGCACCCGCACCTTATTTCTAGTGGCAGATTAGAATGAAGAAATTTGCGTTAAAAACAGTCACTTGGTATGCTATAATTGGTCTTCTTGTTGCCGTTGCTCTTCTACCTATTTTAAAGGCGGCTGCTCCTGAGTTCTTCCCCAGCGTAAGCGGTTTCGCTAATCCTGATTGCGTGGGCGTAACGTGCGGTGAGGGACAGTTTTGCCAGAACAACAAGTGCCTGAGTGTGAATGCGCCAAATCCCCTTGGCGTTCCTTCTGGAAATGTGTAAGCAGAGAAACCTTTGGTAAGCGGAGCAAAGCAAACTTTTTGGTAAAATGAATATTCGTTCTGATACTTGATTGGTATCCAAGTAAGTATCAAAGTAATCTATTTAACACAAATCGTTTCAAACCATTTAGTTCTTCTCCATCTTCCTAGCGATGGCTAGATCGGCAGGGCCAGAAAACATCCCATCATATGCCGTGCCAGCAGTGGCTGTGCCAGGAGCAGACTCCTCCTTCTGAAGAGTAATCATCGGCTCGGCAGGCTGCGCTGAAGAACCAGAAACACCAGCAACTGTCTCAGCATCCTCAGTGCTGCGGCTCTTTACGGAGGCAACCTTACGATTCTTCTGCTCTGTGTAAAAGGAATCACGTGCCTCCTCATTCTCACGATACTTCTTCATTAGGCTGTTCAGCTCGTCGTTGGCATACTCCTGGTCCTTCACGTTATTTGGATCAGGCTCCCAGGCCATCCACTTACCCACAGAACCCATGTAGATATTGAAGGTGGGATCAGACTTCTGTAGGCGCTTCGCCTTCAGAGATGCCTCTGCCTCAGAGGAGAATACACCCCGGACTTTGATACCACGAATAGTGGTATGGAAGTTGTTTAGCTTGAAAAACTCCTCCTCAAGCGCTTGATTGTTCTTGAAGAGGAAGTCCTCATACTCCTTCTTGAGCTCGGACTGAGTCAGCTCACTCATGTTCTTGCGAGTATACTGCTGAAACTCCTCCACAAAACGATCCACACGCAGAAGAGAACTCCTCACCTCAACCGCCGCCCCACTCAGATCAACCTTATCCAAGCTACCGGCAAGAGTCTCTAGACGCGTATTTACCGCCTGGAGCTGCTGACCCATCCACGCCTCCAGCTTGCTCGTCTTCCACTGTAGATCGTAATCATTCAGAAACTTATTAAACATAAACACATCCTTCTGCGCAAGGATCTTCTCAGGACTTAGAAAACTCAACAATACGATCTTCTGGCTAGAAATCTCAGGGTCCTCGCTTAGAAAATCCTCATCGACATTATTACTCATTCTCCTCATTTTTATGGACATATGTTTAGACCGGAATTTGCCAGTAAAAAATCTGAAGAACGAATATAGGTTAAGATGGACATGAATGATCTCTTAACTCGCATCATCAAATACGTTGTGGAGGGCGTGGCAGTGGCACTTGCGCTTGTATTTATTCCCCGGAAGAGCCTGCCCCTTGACGAGATTCTAACAGTGACCATCGCCGCTGCCGCCGTGTTCGCCGTGCTAGACATCTTCTCCCCCAGCATTGGCGTGACGGCACGCCAGGGTGCTGGCTTCGGTATTGGCGCCAACCTGGTGGGCTTCCCTCGCGCATAAGCGCTGAGGACCCACCTCGTGCCAAATAATCAAAAACAAATTCGTTCAACCACTCTTTGCCTTACGACTCTGTCAGAAGGCAAAGTTTACCGCCTGATAAAATGATCCCTACAAACCGCCTCATACTTATCATCGCCGCCCACAGACACCTGCCCTTCCTTTCCAGTAAAACAGGCCGAAAAGATAGCGTCCTTCCTAACTCCTGACCCGAAAGCACACCTTTTACACAAAGCCTTCAACTTCGTCACAGTATCGCAGAGTGGAATCAACTGTAAAATCTCCCCAAACGGCTTCCTATCTGAATCTCCATCCAAGCCAACGACAACCACATTCTTTCCACACACATCCACAATATTCAGCACAGTATCATACAGTTTCGTAAAGAATTGAGCCTCTTCAATAATGATCAGGCTCGCCTCTTCAAACCCTTTGATCAGAAAGATTTCATCAATATTCCGAATTCCAACCGCTTCCGCCACCTGTGAATCATGTGTTTTCACAAGATTCACATTTGCTACATAGCGTGTATCAATTACCGATGTGACAATAAGAACTTTTGTCCCTATACTCTGCTCCCTCTTCACTCTCTGTAAAATGGCTGATGACTTCCCCGCAAACATTGGGCCAATAATGATTTCTAGACTCATGGGACTTCCTCCTCAGCCGAGTCCACCAGTCAAATTTTTTAGACGTCTGTGCTCACACTTGCCGCACTAGACACTTGTGATACACGAGCTCTTGTGCTACCAACTCCAATACGAACCTGTACTTTACCAGAATCTACAGCATCTGGAACCCATTTATTAATATGAACTTTCTTGAATCCGGCAATCACTTCTGGTTGGGCAATTTGATCCCTTTCAGGAAAGGTTTTCTTGTATAAGTCTACCACAGCAGTTGGAATGGCTGGAGAGATTTCCATCAACCGTTCAATTTGCTCCTTCGTCACTTTCAATATATCTTTGGCACCAATGCGTTCAGACTTCGGAAGACTCAATTCAATCGCCAATGCCCTTGATAGCTTTTGATATTGAATTCCGGAAATTCTGTGTGCTTCCGTTCTCTTTGCCCAGGCGAAATACGAACCCAAGGTTGATAAGATTCCTGTAAATAGACTTACTAAACCAACCCCAATGGATGAAGTTACAGGGTCATTGAAAAGTGTGCTAGATGATCCTGATAGGAATCCATTCACTGTGCTCAGGATTATCACAGGAATCGCCACCGAATTATTACGCAGCGAGAAATATCGTTCTGATTCTGTATGTAACCAACTGAGGCCGCCGCATCGTTCAGATTCTTCAGCCACCAGTTGTTCAAGGGAATCGTTCCAAGAAATTACCTCCTTTTCCTCGGCCATCTAATCTAGCGCATCAGTTTATTACAGATACCATTCTTGAACATTTTTCCAAGATTTCTCGCCAGGACTTCATATACCTCCTTCACCGACTGTGGAGGAGGGAAATCTGTCAGACACCATTCTCCAAAGAGTCTCGATAAGGCGATAATCATATCGGCAGGCACAATAGCTTCTTGACCTTCTTTTAACACAGATACCACAAAATCATTCCAGGCCTTGGACATCACCGGCTCAGCAGGCATTGACCCGTGTAAACTGGCGTCAGCCAGGCAAAGATAGAATTCAATGAGCCCTTTCAGCCTTTCCTCTGGGAACCAGTCCAAGAATCGTATCTCAACCCCATGATTATAATGCTTTCTGTAACATATATCCATGCCAAGCTCCTTTAACGGAACATAGGCAGAGTCTGCGTGATACACCTTATACCACCAGAAATCTGTCTGCGAACCACGAATATCTTCCACAGGCACCGTGACGATTTTCCCCGTTGGCATGGCCTTTGTATCATACGTCCCTATCCCAATATATCTTGACACGGCACACCGTTGCGACCCCTTACTATATTTCGGATTAACTTCTGATAGCGGGTCTTTTGTTCCAAAAACGGCTATCATAAACGGCTCCATCCATTGAATAAGGCGGATGAATTTACGGTGCGTTTCACGAAACTTCTTGAGATCTACAATGACAGGCATCCCATTGGCATCTCGTTTTCCCAGGAGCGTTGGGAGTGTGATATTGATATGATAGGTTCCGTTATTAAACATCGTGACATTCTTGGGATTTGAGTAAAATATGGCGAATCCAGGATTCACAGGGGGATACATGAGGAGCCCCTTGTCACGATGCGTCTTGGTGGCGATCAAATACGAGTTGATGGAATCAAGAAATTCGGCCTTTGCCGTTACGAGCTCTTTTATCACAGATCTCACATTGGATTTATAGAAATTCTGTGTCATGAACTCAATCGTATCCCCGTCAAAAATACAGGTCTCATTAAATACATCGATAAATCGCTTCTTTGGAAAACAACCAAGGCAGCCAGGTGGCACATACCCCTCCAACAACTCAAAGAACGTTTTGCCGTTGAATTTAGGATTAGGCTTCGGCGCCTTCTCATACGTGGTCATATGATTTCCACTCGTATCCATCCGTGTAAAGACGTGGCTATTCACGAAATAAGGGAGGGAATAGAAGCCTTGTGTAAAATAGGCCTTGAAATCGTCTTTATATGTTGGATAGAAAGTAGAATAATATTTAACACTATATCGTTCTGCTGCGTGGCAGGTGGTCAAGATGGACGAGGCAACATAAATCGGTTTCGTAAATTGTAAATACGTTTCTTCTTCTACACCGAGACCCCAATATAATTCGTTTTGTCTATACATTGACTTATAGCGCATATGTTTTACTAATTCTGTATATCCCATCTAAATACTCCGTAGAGAATAATTTATATGTCATTAGTTACTAAGTTACCTTCTGTAATGAAAAAACATATAGAGTTCACCTTTGGAATTATCACAGCTGGAGGGGCAGATGTAAATCTTGAACAAATTGTTCAGAGTATTCAGAAACAGAATATTCCTAACTATGAAATTATTATTGTAGGTTCTTCTTGTGTAAAAGGAGAGTTTATACGGGTTATCCCCTTTGACGAAACCATAAAAAAGGCGTGGATTACGAAAAAGAAGAATATTATTGCGCAAGAAGCTAAATACGAGAATATTGTCCTTCTACATGATTATGTAGAATTCTGCCCAGGATGGTATGAAGGCTTTTTGACCTTTGGAAATGAGTTCAAGATTTGTGTGAATAAGATTACTAATTCTGGCAAACGGTTTCGTGATTTTTGTTTATTCAAGGAGTTTTTACCAACAGACCTAACTCTTCTTCCATATTCGTGCGAGCTGAGTCCTGCTCTGAGTAAATTGGCATATGTTTCTGGAACATATTATGTCATTAAACGGAGCTTGGCACTTCTCCATCCTCTTGATGAACGCCTAACTTGGGGGCAGGGCGAAGATGTTATTTTTTCTCAGACTCTGTCTAAAAACGGTATTCGCTTCGTATGTAATCCTTTTAGCACAGTCACTCTACTAAAGGCAAAAGGGTCGTTTGAACGAGAAATGTCTGAAGATCTATTTTTACAGCTATCTAGGTGGGCTGAACAGTTTGGTGAAGAAACTTTCCACAAACAGTGCCAGTTTCAAGAATCTTGGGTCGCTTCCATACTTGATAAGTCCTAAGATGATTTCAGCATAAACATACAAATAGAGTATCAGATATATGTCAAATACTCTATTTGAATTTTCTAATTCTATATCAAAACTCCCTATACGAATTGGATCTATTAATAGGGCTCAGCAGAAATTCTTGATTAACTTTTTACAGGATCATAAAGAGATTAAGAATATTTTTGAGACTGGGTTTCATGTTGGACTCAGTGCCGCCGTGATGATGGAGGCGAGGCCAGATATCCGTGTCATCTCATCAGATATTTTCTGGTTTGATTATACACGAAAGGCGAAACTTATCCTGGATATTTACTATCCAGGACGCAGCACCCTATTAGCGGGTAATTCCGTAAACACCCTACCAACCTTCTTTAACACAGTTTCCTATTCCCCTGATTTTGTTTTTATTGATGGTGGCCATGAACGTCCTGTTCCGTATATTGATCTACATCACGTTTTAGGTATTTTACGAGAGGGCACACCAGTTATGATTGACGACTACTGTGAGGAGCATGGGCTAAATGGTGTTATAGATGCTGTGAATAGATGTATACAATTGAACCTGCTTGAGCGTGTTCAAGTCTATAAATCAGAGGATCGTGGGTGGGTTCTTGGATATCGTTCCGCCACGCCTATGCCCCCACCAGATATTGATCTGAGTCCAGATGCCGTTGTGGCAATTCTAAAAGATATTGAATCGCATTATCCTTAGAGTTTCATTGAGCTACGGTTAAATGGATTTAATAAACTGCGGCTAAATGGACTTAATAAACTGCCAGCGCAAATCAGCACAAATTTTCTCCCAGATTTTGTCCTGATTGTAGAGCTTGTCCCTGTTCTTCAAGAGAGGGAAGCACTGTAGATAACTATCTAACTCCAGCAGCTCACAGAATTTATACAGAACATAGGAATACGAGAGAAAATTGCTACGGTTCTTTGGACAGTGCTTAATGAACGAACTCTGAATCTCCTTGAACATGAATCTGAGTCGCTCCTCCACTTCACGGGACATCACAGGCGCCGTCTTTCCATTGATGCGATTCAAGATATAGGGCACATGCTCGTAGAAATTCGTGCACTTGAGCTTCTTGAGAATCTCACGCACCTTACTCGGCTTGATGCCCTCTGTATTCGTAATTCTCTCCTTCTTGAGCTCATCCAAGATCGCCTGGAAAATGTCCTCTGGAATCTCCGTGCTCTCCTTCGCCTGGAATTGCGCCAACCACTCATTGAAATGGTTAATGCGCTTATAGGCATAATAGGTAACCTCCCTTGGTGGATCCTTATAACTCGGCTTATCACTGTCAATCAAGACGAACTCCTGATGGCCGCAACTATCGCAGAAAAATAAGGCCTCGTTGGCACTGAAGGTCATCTCTTTATCACACGCCTCGCAGAGACCATGGGGATCTTCAAAACTCGTCACTGCTGCCCTGGCGTGTTCTGGATCTACACGGCGCAGATATTTCTCTAAGAGAACCTCACGGCCTTCTAGGCCATCGCCAGCAGTCACCTTATGTTCCTTTTTATCCTGGCCTTCCTGTAACGCCGCCAAAACACTCCCTGGCTTTGCCTTTACCACACGCACAGGAACTTGGGCAGAGCCGCTATTAATCTTTTCCTGAATATCGTAGTAATTATATAAGATCTCCCCCGCCTCAAAGAAATAATCATAAACCGGCTTATTTGACTCCCACTCCTCCTTCTTCTTCATTAATTGCTGAATCTTCTCTTCTAACTGGGTGCGCATCACAATATCTGTGGATTCCTTCATTTGCTCGTTGTAGTTTTCTAAAAGCTCCTCCATCTTCCCAATATCCTCCCTTTCCTTTTGCATATGACCTATTTGCATTTGGTGGAGGTTATCCAAGGTCGTTCTCGCCTCAGGATTACTTCGCTTTGTTTGTTTTATATTAAAAAACGGAGAGGGCTTCTCTGTCATTCTATGATGATGTTAATGTGAAGTTTAGACCGTCTCTTTCTAATTTCAGTTAAATGACCAGAATCTCAGGGAACACCGTGCCCTTTACAGTAAGGCGACAATACTCCTTTTCCATTTCGCTTAGCATGGCTCGGTATACAATATCTTGATAAACTCTCCTTGTTTTCGTAGAGGTATAATTCGTATAGGTATCATCCTTGGCGCACATTCCATCCGCAATCAGCCTGTCAATCGCCTTACTAAACAGGGGCTCGTAGGAGTTCTTCCATGTCCTGAGGCTCATATAGGCAACCTGATGGCTGCCAAACTTTGTAGGCTGCGTTGTTTCACCAACAATACGTCCAAGAAGATGCGCATCAAACATGAAGGTAATCTCAGGATTGGCTGCGCAAATCTTTTGTGCAATATCTACTGAAGGGAATAGCTTATTCTCAAGTAGTTCCTCTTTCTTTTCAAGAAGGATTCCTATAATTTCCTTTGTAGGGAGATCTTGTAGAGAAATCAGAAAACTCTGATAGATGTCTGAAACCAATTGATAGGAAGGTGTAACAGGTGTTGTTTGTAATACTCTAGTGTATGTAAGGCTTCCTGAAGACATTGTAAGAAATAAATCTTCCCTCTTTACAGTGTCACAAATAAAGGTTTCCAACTCTACAATCCTTTGTTTCCTCCAGATAGTCATAAGACTTGAATTTGTCTCTAGAAGAATCTTTGTATCCTCCATCATGGCAATTTTCTCTGTTACCCAGTCATCAAAACTTCCAAGAAGCTCATTGGCATAGTCCTCAACCTTTTCTCGCTGTGCGGCAGCATTCTTGCGAGCCTTCTCTACACCCTTTAGCATCTCAGAATTAATATCAGAAACCCACTTTTCATATGCAGTTCGTATAGGCTCATAAACTGATGCACATGCCTTTAGAAACCGTTGATATGGTCCAAGATGTGTCTGTAGAAGAACACTATTGTCTTTTGTAATACCAGCATCAGGAACATTCCCCAATGGCAGATCCTTTTCCAGAAATGTCAAATCGTTTGTCTTAAGAATATTCATTGCCAGCCTTTCACAATCTGCCTTTGCCTTCTCAATTGGTGTATCTAACTGAGAATCTAGTGCTGCCTTATGAGGCTTCTTAATTGTATCAGACACTGCCTTGAACTTCTTTGTGAATTCCGTCTTGAGTTTCTTTACTGCCGCCTGCCGTGTTACCACATTCTGCTCGTATGTTGCTTGCGTACCATCAACCTTTATATCAGTCTTAAGCTCAGCAGGGACCTTATTTAGCCATTGGAGGATATCATTGTTATGTGTCAAACTGACAATATCAAGCTTCTCAATCTTGATTTGCTCGTTGTTATTGATACTGTCAACAAAATCAGGAATCTTGGCGACAATATCCTGCCGAATTTCAAGCCCATCAACGATATTCATAATGTCTGTAATTGCCGTATCAAACAAGTTATCTTTCCTAGAGAGAAGCTCTAGATACTCATGGGATGCCAGGAAAATCCGCTCCTCCTTGGACGGTGTATCAGTTGTCAGTAGCGTGAGTGGACTCGCAAACACATTCTCAATTGACTCACGAATGGAATTATACTGGTCCTCATGGTGCGCCATAGCATTCATAAGATTTTGCTTGGCATCCTTAATCTCATCGCCGTCAGAAATCCTAAACACGAGAGAAGGCTTCTCATATGTATCAAGATCAATATACTGTGTAAATGTACAAATCGGCTCAATCAGACGAAGCGCCTCATTCTGTAGCATGCGTGAATCATTAAAGACAACCACATTTGACACAAGATAAATAAACAGAAGAAGAGCTGGGTCATGACGAGCATCTCCATGTGCTAGACCTTGACTGTCAAGAATCATGATATTCTTCTCAGGGATGTAGCAATAGTCAATGCCAAGAGTACAGTGCTCAATGCCTTGCTGGGTTGTGAAGATATTGTAGTTTTCTTGCCTATACTTGCTCACAAGAGCGTTCAGGAAACTAGACTTCCCCATACGAGCCTTACCGATAATGGAGATAATCTTTACAGGGGTGTTTGGAAGATTGTCGGCAACAAGCTTAAGCTTCGTGCCATCAAACTGGATAAGAGGCTTTGAGTTCAAAGGTTCCATGTTGGGACTTTTCACAGTGGGGCGGTAAAAATCATTTTTTAGGGGGCTAGAGAACACTCATTTTACACAGTTCTACCGTTGCTAAAGTTGAATCATGTCGGTATTAATACGATAAGCATGAAATACACTCGTGGATTACTGGAAGAGATCCTTGAAGAAGGTGGAGCGATTGTGTTAGAAGAGTATCCCAGGTATAACCAAAGACTGGTTGTGAAGTTCAGATGCTCTTGTGGTCTTGAAACTTCTAAGAAGTTTGAGATGCTAAATGTCCATAGGCTTCCTTACTGCGAGGGGTGTAGTAAAGTAAAGATGGTTGATAAGATTAAGGCAACATGTATGGAGAAATATGGTGTAGATAATGCTGGTAGATGTCCTGAAATTAAGAATAAGATAAAGGATACATTTAACACAAATTTTGGGTGTCATCCAAAGAAAACAAAAGAAGTTCAAGACAAATGGAAGGCGACTTGTTTGGACAAGTATGGAGGACATCCAAACCAAAACAAGGAAGTTCAGGCAAAGTCTGAAGCGACCTCCTTCCACTATAAAGACTACATGATGCCCTCTGGTATGATAGTAAAGTATCAGGGATATGAGAATTTAGCGTTAGATGAGTTGGTTCAACAATTTGAGGAAGAAGATATTTGCTGTGGAAGATTAAACATACCAACTGTCAATTATTACATAAATGAAACCAAACATGTCTATTTTCCTGATATTTATATCAAATCTGAGAACAAAATCATTGAAGTTAAATCCGAATGGACAATTACCTTAAAACGAGGGAACGTGGAAGATAAGGCTTTAGCGACCGTAAAGGCAGGCTATAAATATGAAATATGGGTTTATAATGATAAGAAAGTGAAAGTTGAAACGAAGGTCTATTAAAATAACCGCACAAATTAAGAATCAAAACTCTCCGGGTTGATTTCAATTTTTTCGCATGACGTAGAAATTTTTTATTTTGAAAAATTTTTTTCTCATGATATGATATACCATGACAGGCGGAGGACTTATGCAGTTAGTCGCTTACGGCGCTCAGGACGTGTACTTAACCGGTAATCCCCAGATTACCTTCTTCAAGGCGGTGTACCGTCGCCACACCAACTTTGCCATGGAGTCTATTGAGAACCCCTTCAACGGCAACCCCCGTTTCGGCAACCAGGTGACCTGCACCATCCAGCGTAACGGTGACTTAATCCACCGCATCTACCTGCAGGCCACTCTGCCTTCCGTGTCCCTGGTGTCTGGTGACGGCTCTGGTGCTCAGTTCCGCTGGCTGAACTGGGTGGGTCACAACCTGGTGGACTGGGTTGAGCTGCAGATTGGCGGTCAGCGTATCGACAAGCACTACGGTGACTGGCTGCACATCTGGAATGAGCTGACCCAGGAGCCTGGCAAGCAGGCTGGCTACGCCAAGATGGTGGGTAACGTGCCCCAGCTGACCAACCTGATCGTGCAGGGCGGTGAGGCATGCGACAATGACTGTGCTGGTGGTGAGCCCAACAGCTCTGGCGAGCTGCTGGGTTGCGCCCCTGAGTACACCCTGTACATTCCCCTGCAGTTCTGGTTCTGCCGCAACCCTGGTCTGGCTCTGCCCCTGATCGCCCTCCAGTACCACGAGGTGCGTATCAACCTGCAGTTCAACGACCTCCAGAACCTGATGTGGGACTTCGCACCCACCAACGCCAACACCCACGTTGTGCGTGACCGTGTGAACGCTGCCAACCTGGTGGCTGCCTCTCTGTACGTGGACTACATCTACCTGGACACTGACGAGCGCCGCAAGTTCGCTCAGGTGAGCCACGAGTACCTGATTGAGACTCTCCAGTTCACTGGTGCCGAGTCCATCAACTCCAGCTCTAACAAGCTGAAGCTGAACTTCAACCACCCTTGCAAGGAGCTTGTGTGGGTTGTGCAGCGTGACAGCTACGTGAGCTGCGATGACGCCGTGGTGAACCCATGGAAGGGCCAGCAGCCATTTAACTACTCTGACTGGTGGGACCGCTCTGCTCTGGAGTCTGGCTACTCCGTGACCCGTGTGGAGGGCATGGCTGGCAAGAACCCCGTGGTGACTGGCCTGCTGCAGCTGAACGGCCACGACCGCTTCACTGTGCGTGAGGGTGACTACTTCAACTTAGTGCAGCCCTACCAGCACCACACCAACGTGCCTGCTGTGGGTATCAACGTGTACTCCTTTGCTCTGTCCCCTGAGCAGCACCAGCCCAGCGGCACTTGCAACTTATCTCGCATTGACAACACCACTCTGCTGATCACCGTGTCCAACAACGCCGTGGGCACTGCCACCAGCTCCCAGGTGCGTGTGTATGCCACCAACTACAACGTTCTGCGTGTGATGAGCGGCATGGGAGGACTTGCTTACTCAAATTAAGAACCAAACTACCCATTTTGGTTGTCTTATACTATATGTGTTAAAATGTATATTAATTAAGAATATTCAACGCTATTAAAAAAGTTGAATATTAGTTCCATTCATCCTAATTGTATAGAATGAATAGAGCTAACATGCCAAGAATTCGTGTTGGAAGATTACCAGGAATTGTGAATTATAAATTTATAACTCTTAATGATAAAGATTATGTTGTTGGAACTGTAAAATTTAATGGAGAAGATATTAACTTTGTATTTGACAGAGATGATTATGAAAAGGTTAATGAAAGGGCTTGGCATGTTTCATCTGGTTCTTACATAGCTTCAACCATTTATACAAATGATGCTGTAAAGAATAAGAAAGAATTATATATGCATAATCTTATCATGGGTCGTTTAGAATATCCAGGAAAGGGAGCAAAAGAAACAGTTGACCATATTAATCGCATCGGATTTGATAACAGGAAAGAGAATCTTAGAATAGTCACACAATCTGAGCAAAATATGAATCAGACAACAAGAACACGTAGTATTACTCTTCCAGAAGGATGTGAAATTATCCCTGAAGATATTCCTCGTCATATTTGGTATATCAAAGCTAATGGGGCACATGGAGATAGATTTGCCATTGAATTTAAATCAGAAGGTCTCTGTTGGAAAACAACAAGTTCAAGAAAAATATCTCTTAAGGAAAAGCTCAACCAAGCAAAAGAGAAACTTCAGGAACTATACACACAATATCCCCACCTGAATCCATTTAACACAGGTAAAATAGAATTAGAAGAATCTTTAAAAGAGTCTTATAATAAAATTATAGATTTATCACTACACCCGTGAAATAGCCCAACTACTGGTAATAAGAGGAAACGCCGTATTTGCCACTTCCTTTCCACCAAGGTCGGCAGAGACAGCATGAATACCGCCATATTGCCTTGATACTCCCGCAGAATCTGCTATATCTTGCCAGACAGACCATGTAAGATGAATATCTGAAGCGGGCACTACACCAGTCTGGATTAAACTAGTGCGTGCTTTAACAGGAATATCAGAAATACTCACTGCCAGTGATCCTAGACCAGTGTACATTGGTGATAATAAATATAGGTCTGAGACATTTATACTATTCGCTGGGATTGAAGAGGGGAACCAGGCATTCATCACATTTGCGAAGCCCTGTGAGAATGTGCTGTGGCCGCTTGGAAAATCGGCGAAAGGTGGTGTGACAAAATTAGTTTCTTGATAAGGCACCCACATGTTGCCATTGATACTCGTTCCATCATACTTTGTAAGAGTTTGTCCAGCATACATTCTACGGATTTCTTGAATGGGCCTTGCCTCCATATTTTCCTTTTTGAGAGCCCAAGTTAGGCGAGATCCTTCAAAGATATTTATTGCTAGCTCTAATCCTGAGTAAATCATGATGTGTATAGCAGGATTCGTAACTTCAATATATTTTTTCCAGAACCATACCATCATACATGGAGGAGAAACGGTTAATGGTCCTCCTGCCCAAAATTCGGCAATGGCCTTTTGTGTATCTGTTAAGGAATTTGTGAGAGTTACTAAATTATTTATTTCAGTATCCCTGGCAGGAGTTGTTCCGAGATAATAGGCATTTGCGGCAGACTTTATTGCTGTCTCATTGCCGGCAGTTAGGCAGGTTGACCTTACATCTCCCCAGCCATATGTCAGAAAGTTCTTTTTTGCTCCACCTACTTTGAGAGGCGTCCACTTTCTAGGATTTGGATAGGCAGTGGCATTCGTGAAATCTTGAGATGTCGTCACATCTAAGGTCGTGGCACCGTTAGGTAATTGCGCATCTGTTGCTGGAGTCCCTGCTGCCACGTTTCCATCGGCTTGTCTGCCCGCATACCAGGTCTGCCAGGTAGATAACCATAGCGTGAAATTTCCCTGTGATTTCACTTGATTTATCATGTCTTGATGCTCTTGCGCAGTCCAACCGTAAGTGGAACGTTCTTGTTCTAAGAGCAGGCTTGTGTTATAGGATGGCACAAAGTTGGACATGGTATTGACAAGAACTTGTGTCATCCAAACATAGACATTCTCATCGGGAAGTAGGTTCTTTGTATCCCAGTTCCATGAATCTTTCGTGCCCGTGATAGAACCAGATGTTACCCAGGAGTATCCTGCGGCAACCGTAAAAAACCACAGATAGGACATTCTAGCTGATCTTGTAGGGGGCAGACTTATAGAGGCATTATAAACAAGAAGGTCCTCTAACGCCGTAAAAATTTGTGTTAAAAGGGATGTTGAAGGGTTTGTGATTGTTGGAACTGCAGTGACGGTAAGAATATCTTCAAGATATACCTTATAGTTTTCTATAATCCGCATTTCCCCGTTGCGATTATTCAAAACTTCAGAAGGAGTTGTAGTTTTGGTTATTCTTCCTTTCTCGGCTTTTAAATACATGTTATTGTATGCGATAAGCCGATTCGCCCGTAGTTTGGTCAAGCTAGTAGAATCCATCTATAGTGTCTATGTATATTATTTCCGATATTAATCACTAAACTATATATATATGGGATCTCGTAATCCAAAATCGGTTCTATTAACGAAGGAAAATTCGGTAGTCCCATTTATCGTGAATGGGCAGGGTGTTTTTATCTTTGAGATGAGTGGCAGCATACAGTCATGTTCCTTCCGTCTTCATGATGCGGCAAAAGAAAATGGCCTGTTTATTGTATTTAAATCCAATGGCATCACCGTGAATTACTTGCCGAGCAATGAGCCTTTAATTGATAAGAAGAACACGAAGGGCTTATCCAAACAAGCAGGGGCATATTATTGGGTGAGTGTGGATGCTCAAAATCAGCGTTTACTCGCCGGTATTGGCGAAGCACGTATGGAGACTGTGGTATACGAGTATACATTTTCAAAGGAATCTAAGAAGTTTTTGGATAGTCTTGTTGCCATACATTTGGCCGATTACTCACCGATTGTCCCCTTGAAATTCTTGAGAGATCCTATTACAGGGACTGTTTCTCTATTTGTGAAAAATACCGAGGAGCTGACGATGGATACTGTGTCAAAAGGAACTTTTTTACCCAAGGCCAATTTATCTTTAGTTGCGCAGAAGTTATACGATTGTATTTCAGGAAAGAATTTTGTATTAAATGGTGCCGATTTTCCTGAGTTTAGTAAGGCGATTGAATACAGTATCGCCACGCCTGGATGTTGGTGTAATAAGAGATTAATAGAAAAGGCCAACGAGTTTGGAAAGTCCAATCCAGATGAAACATATTTACGTATCACTCTTGGGCAAAATAATGGAGAATCCCCTGGAATCCCCTATGTGATGGAAATATGGCCTGTAGGTCATTATTCTCCCATTCACAACCATTCTTCGGCAAACGCCATTATTCGTGTCTTGAACGGATCCATAAACGTGGCGTTGTTTCCGTTTTTGTGCTGCGATAAAGAGGGAGTCGCTCCCTTTGGAGTGACGAATTTCACGAAGGACGATATTACCTGGATAAGTCCCACGTTGAATCAGACACATCAACTTACTAATTTACCGACGAGTAAGGAGACCTGTATTACAATACAATGCTATATGTATTCTGGAGATGATATCGCACATTATGAATATTTTGATTATATTGATGCTGATGGAAAGAAACAGCAATATGAGCCTGATTCAGATATGGATTTTATTGCCTTCAAGGAATTGATGAAAGAAGAATGGAAAAGCCGCCCACGGCCATCATGGTTTAGAGGATTATGTGGCAATTAACATCCCCGTAATTAGAATGCCGACCGCAGGACAAACCCCATATAATGTGGTGGCAATTTTAAACGAATCACGACTCGTCACAGACGCTCAAGGAAAGGCGATCGTGAGTGCGTTAAATTCTCTTTTACCCACCTTCTGCGCTGATTGGAATATGCGCCCTGTGAGTGCCGTGTATTATCCAAGAAACACACTATCTCCGATACCCCTCAAATGCTATATTTATGACACGACTGCCTCCCCTAAAGAATTGGGGATTAATGAGGAAACGGACGATGTCCCCTACGCAAAAGTGTTTGCCAAGAAGATTTTGGATGCGGGTGGAGCCGTTCTTGCGGCATCTGGTGGAGCGCCGACCGTTGCCCAGACAATTAGCCACGAAGTTTTTGAGATGCTTGCCGATTTACGGGGGAATTCTTGGTGGGCTGATTATTCTGGTTCCAGTTTATATGCGGCAGAAGTCTGCGACCCTGTGGTATCAAATAGTGTCGTCGTCCATGTGGGGGCAACTCTAGTTCAAATGAGCGACTGGATCTTGCCGGCCTGGTCTGACCCGCAGGCTAGCAAGGGACCTTTCAATCATCTTGATACCTTGATGAATCCCATGAGCGTAGATAAGGGAGGATACATTATTACACAAACGAATGGAAACACGAATACCGTGACAGGATTTAAAATAAGTGCCTTCGCACTTGCCAATATGTGCCATCGGTCAATAAAACGGGTTAAACTGGCGGGCATTTGAAATGCCCGTTGGTCTAAGAAATAAGGTAAATTGTGTAGTAGAAATGAACTCTGTTGATGTGATATTCTATATCAATCTCGCCACCAGGGTAGACAGAAAAACACATTTCTTAGAGCAAATTGGGTCACTAACTGACGATATGTCTAAGGTTATCCGAATTGAAGCGATCTACGATCCGATGGGTGCCGTGGGATGTACAAAATCTCACATCAAGGCCTTGGAGACCTTCATGGAAAATCCTGCGTGGAAAACGTGTATGGTCTTTGAAGATGATTTCACCTTCTATGATTCATCCCAGGCCAACAATAATTCTCTTTTACACAAGTTTTTTAGTAATTTTACAGACTGGGATATGCTTCTCCTATCCAGTAATCAGAAATCAAAGCCGACTCATACCGAAGTTCTAGGGATTGAGAAAGTGATTTCTTCTCAGACCACGAGTGGATATTTAACACACAAGGGCGTTGCCCAACGGATTATTGATAATTTCAAGGAAGGGGCAGAACTCTTGGCGAACTCAGGGAACAAACAGATGTATGCTCTGGATAAATACTGGGAAAAACTCGGCCTTGTTCGTTATGCCTTTCTGCCAAATATGGGGTATCAATACGCATGTGTTTCAGATATTGAACAGAAGTTTGTAGATTACCGGTGCTAATGATAGGTCTAAACCGTTTTACCTCGTGTAAAAGGAGATGGTTACCGTCTATTACAGAAGGAAGTGTATCAGTTGCTTGAATAAGGTGGTTATTGCTGTGATCTTGCCTTCAAGTGACACACAGACAACCTGCCCCAATTGTAAGGCGGTTATTCGGATTTGGCCTTAGCATGCCTTCGGCATGCGGTTAGGCTATAGAGCCTTAGCGCCTAGCGACTAGGCTATAGAGCCTTAGCGCCTAGCGACTAGGCTATAGAGCCTTAGCATGCCTTCGGCATGCGGTTAGGCTAAAGAGCCTATTTACAACTCTTATCCCACCATTTTACACCACTCGCCTTTGCCTCTCTGGCTAAATCTGAATCGGTGGTATGGTATGTTTTTCCGCAGAGGAGGAAGGAATGAACACGAGCGTAACCCCATTGTTGTTCTGTGGCACCGGGCCTGTGACCTGTTCTCCAAGCAGCCATACCACGATTATAAGATTCTTTGATGAACTTGAGAGGAACTCCTGTGACCTCGGCCTTTTGTGCTAGAGAGGTTGCTTCAGGGAACTTGGCCTTCCATTGGGCAGTATATCCAGATTGTTTCGTTTTTACACCTTTGTCGGTTTGAAATCCAACGTAGGCCTTGGGATCCTTCCAGTCCTTTTTCCCGAATTTGGCAATTTCTCGTAAACGCTGCGTCTTCTTACGCCGAGATAGCCCTCTATAATATTTCAGGGGGTAGTATGGTTTTGACTTGAGTTTTCTGGTCTTTCTGCCACCCATCTATTAGGAGTCCAATTTATAAAGAGTTTCGCCACAGGTTTTCCTTTGTATTCATCTTCAATGAAGCCGACAAAACACCCATCCAAAAGCTCACGCACGGTCTTTTGAATGAGAAGTAGCGCCTCCTTATCAAAACTCTGGCCGATTTGGATGGGCAGATCCATCGTGATTTCATCGTAGCCAAGTTTCGCCGCCTCTTTGATATTCTTATCAGCCCGTTTCCTGAACCAATACAGCCATCCCTCAGTCATATCAAGAAGAGGGGAAGTATCCGCTAATGCCTCTTTTACACAAGCCTGAAGTTCTACGTTCATCCAACTCACGAATACTCCACGTCAAGATTTAGACCTGTCTGTTTTGCCCAGGCCATCGTTTTGTCCAGACCATTTTTACGACGTGTGAGAGGGTCGCCTCCCTTGGAAAAATGCTTCCAGTGCCACTCAAAGGACAGGGCTGTGTTAAAGGAAGGAAAGCCACGCACGTGACACACACGATACCATCCTCCAGGTCGGCGTGACGTGGCTCTGGCACCTCCTACTAAGATTCCATTGTGTTGCTTCAAGCGCCTGTCCTTATCAATCGTGGCCCCAATATAGGTGAGCGTCGGTTCTTCCACCGTGGCCAGACAATAGACAATCGCCTCTCTTTGTGGCACAACGGGCAGCTCCATGCTTATCTCTTGTGTATGGCCATTAAATACCATTCTTGTTGGAAACTTGGAACGAAGATTGTCTTAGATATAATATGTAGATTTGGATCTAACAAGTCAATAAGGAGATTCTTTTTGCCGATATCGCCCCCAGCATTTAGTGCCAGTCGTTTGGTCTTTGTTAAACAAAGGGTAATAACCTTACTTAACCATTTAACTTCTTCATCAGTTTTAGGATCCAGTAAATCCAAGAGTATGGCATCAAACGTCTCGGATCCTGTCAGATAGTCCAGAATATCCCTGTGGATCACAGTGAGGCGTGGATCGTCAAAGGCATATCCAGAAAATACCTCGCCCTTCATATGATTCACCAACTTTTCATCCCAATCCACCATGACCACCTCATCGACGGCATAAGAAAGTAATTCTTTTGCCAAAGCGCCTTCGGCTCCTCCAGCAATTAAGATTCGCCCCTGTTGAGGAACAAGGGCGGCAAGTTCGCTATGGTAAATATGCTCATCTGTTTCGGCAGATTGTAAGACACCATCAATAAATAACATGCGACCATAGTATGGATTGGTGATTAAATCAATGGTTGCTCGGTCTGTGTTAAATGAACAATGAGACCCTTTTAACACAGAATACGAGGTTTCCCCCCAGGGTTGAATTTCCTTCATCTCTCCTTTTTATTGCCCCATCATTTAGATGGTTCTGGTTCAGCCCAGATGGGTCGTTGGTGGCGTTTACCGAAATATTCCCTTGCCGCCGTTACCTTTGTTGCCACCATTAAAGAGAAGAATCCCGAGATATTTACGGAAATATATATCCGAATTAGATGCCCAGAGGGTCAAGCGGTAAATCTCTTCTTGGAGGAAACAATAACACACAGCCAGTAAATGTCTCAGGGTTTCTCCAGAGTCTGAATGTACAGACACAAACGCTGGCTAATGTTAAGAATGTAGAGGATGTTCAGTCCATTATTGGTATTTTTAACGTGGCTGTTGCCAATATTGCCGCAGCCAAGAAAACTCTAACTAAGTAGTATGGATTATGATCCATTTGATCTAAATACATTTAATGATTTGGATAATCTTTCAGAGTTCCTTGTATCTATCACAAATACATTAGAATTGGTTAAAATTGTATTAGAGCAAGAAGGCTTCAAGGGTACTGGTATCAATGTATCTGTTTCTGTTGCGCCACGAGCTGTTAATTTGATTATGTAGGCTTCAGTAAGTGTAAAATATACATTTTCCAAGACTTTAGATTCTTGAAAAATTTATATTACTAATAAATATACAAATGTCGGCAACTATCCTTACTTACAGTAAGTTGATTACGACGAACATCGCCAGTCAGGCGGTGAACTTGGCTGAGTCCGGTGTCATGGGTCACCGCGTTCAGTGCCCAATGTCTGTGGATGACTTGAATCGTTTCTTTGTCTGGCAGCGCCCTGCTGGAAGTGCGTCTCCTGTGGGTCATTTCCAGCAGGTGGATGCCAGTGGTGTGAATTTCAATGATCTCATGATGGCTTCTCTTGGCAAGACATTCACTGACATTGACGGTGTGACAAATGGTCTAAACTTCAGCTCTTCTGTGCTTGATGCCAATACGGATTCCCGTATTCGTCTAAATGACAAGGTGAGTGCCAACGATCTTTGTATGGCTTACATGCTGTTCAAGTGCTATGGCAGCTCCGCAGCACCTACCATGAATGTGATCTATAACTTGGAGGATGCCCAGCAGATGCTGACGAGCGGAACTCTGGTTCTTGCCATCGATACATCTCTGGCTGCTGAGGAGGCTCTGTCTAACTCACCCGGTCCTTCTAAGGGTGCCGTGCACGCCATGTTTACTGATTTACTGGCAGCGGATCCTACACGTTTCTTCACTGCCGCTGGTATTCAGATCCCTGGTCTGTTTGAGGTGGCTGCTGACTTCACTTCCAGCGGCCCTTGGGGTTTCGTGGAGAATGACAAGATTGAGATGCGTGTGCAGTTCACCTTCACCAATGCCATCACTCGTTCTGGCGTCCAGGACACTTCTCAGACCACGGCAAGTCCCGCCAACATGGAGGATATCAGCACCGTGGTGATCCCTGCTGGAAGCAGCTTCACCATTCGCCTACAGATTACTGCCACTGATACTCCTTCTGGTGCTCTGGCAAAGGCCGCCACCTCCGCAACTGCCCAGGCTGTGGCAGATGCTGAGCAGCAGGCGGCTGCGGCTCAGGCCGCCTCTAATGCCGTGACTGCCGCCGCAGCTGCCCAGGGTGCCGTGAATGCGGCAATGTCCCAGAAGGCCAGTGCTGATGCCAAGGTGGCACAGACTATCGCCACCAACTCTGCCCAGGCCATTGCTGTGTCTAATGCTCAGGCAGCTCTCCAGGCCGCTCAGGCTGCTCTGGCTGCCGCCACCGCCAGTGGTAACCAGGCCAATATCCAGCAGCAGAACGCCGCCGCCGTGGCTGCTCAGGCTGCTGTGACAAATGCCCAGGCAATTGCCAGCCAGTCCTCCGCTGCTCTACAGGCCGCCCAGACTGCCCAGGCAAATGCCGTTCAGGCACTCAATGCCGCCCAGACTCTCGCCGCTGCCGCTGCTGCCAATGTGGCCAATGCCAATGCCGCCGCTGCTGCTGCTGCTAAGAAGACTGCCGCTGCTGCTGCCGAGGCCGCTGCTGCCGCCGCCGCCGCTGCCACTGCCGCATCTGACCCTAGCACATCTGCCCTAACTATCGCCCAGAAGGTGGTCCTGGATCCCCAGACTGTGGCAACTGCCCAGGCACAGGCCAATGCCGCAACCCAGGTCAGAAAGTCTGCTGAGGCTGCTTCCACGGCTGCCACTGCCGCTGCTCAGATGGCTACTAATAGGCTACAGGCTGATTCCGCCCAGCTTGCTCTTCTGATCGCCAACGGTGCCACCCTTGCCGATATCCAGATTGCCCGTGCCAATGTGCTGAACAACACCACCGCCCGTGCCAATGCTCAGGCAGAGGCCAGTGCCGCCAGCACCACGCTGACCAATGCTCTCAATGCCGAGAAGGCCGCCCAGGCCGCCTCCGCAACGGCATCCGCCCAGCGTTTTGCCCTCCTGGCCACCATCGCCAATGCCCAGGTGAATACGGATAACAAGGCTGTGGCACTCGCCCAGACTGCCTACACCAACGCCAGCAATGCTCTGGCAGCAGCTCAGACTGCCGCCACTTCTGCCACGAATGCCTTGAACACTGCCGTGGCTGGTGGTCAGACCATGACCCAGGTTCAGACACTGACTGCCGCCTCTCTGGCAGCAAACAAGGCACTTGACACTGCCACGGCAAATGCCAACGCTGCCCAGGCCGCTCTAACTGCCGCCCAGCTCACTCTAAGCAATGACACCAAAGCCGCCGCCGAGGCTGAGCAGGCTGTGCTGACCGACTCCGTGACCTCCGCCCAGGCCGCTGGTCTAATCAACACCCAGATGACACTGGCCGCCAACTACCAGAATAATGTGGCCTTCCTAGCGACTGTGAACCAGCAGGCCCAGCAGCTGAACAAGGCTCAGA